TGTCTGTATTCTCTTTTGTGGAAAATCCATATTTTCATATAATTTTCTCTTTACTATGAAATACTCTACTTCAATTCTATCCATTGGAATATCGTGTTGTTTAGAATAAAATTGTTTATACAATAACAACTGGTTTGTTTTGTTCTTATCGGCCTTTTGCCATTTGTTCCATCCCATAGTAGATGTTTTAATATCAATAATCTTGATTCTATTTCTAACCGTATCTTTAATAATTAAATCAATGTAACCACGAAATTTAATATTCTTCGGTAATCCATAATCAAGTGCAGTTTCAATACCAATTAACTCATATCCCCTTTTACTGAAATATTGATTTCGTTTTTTCTTGAAGTAATCAAGTATCTTTAATCCATCTTCATAAAACTCTACCATTTGGTCTTTACTACAAAACTCGTCTCCACCATTTTTCTTAACAATCTCTAAAAAATTCTTCTTCAATCTATCTTCAAGTTGTTCGTCCAAATAAAGTTGGTCGGCCTCCTTAATACTTTTAGTGTACATCACTCTCAAATATTCTTGTAGAACTTCGTGCATACTCGTTCCAAATAAAGTATGTATATTATCAGTAAATACTGATAGTTTATCCACATAATTAAGTTTCCACATATAAGGACATTTATCCCATTGTGAAAATTGGCTATACGATATTGATTTTCTTTTAGACATAGTTGATCTTACGAATTTTTAATGTAAAAGTCAAGATAATTTATTCTTAACTGTTTCTTTTGGTAGTGCCCCTACAAACCTATCTACTTCTACTCCATTTTCTTCAATCACCGTAGTCGGTACTGAACGAACTCCGTATTTAGAAGCTAATTCACTTTGTGAATCTACATCAATAAACTGTATTGAATAACCTTCACCTGCTACTTCGTTCATAACTGGTTTGAATGCTTTACAGGGACCACACCAAGTTGCTGTGAAATATTTTGCTGTTTTCATTATTTACCCCACTTTCCATTTTTTACGATTGTTGCCATAATACCATAATTGGATACATCAAGAAATGCATCTTCTAATGGTTCACCTTTTACAGCATTTGTTCTATCACCCATCAAAAGAGTTTTAACTCTCTGTAATTTATCGTTCATTCTAAACCATAAACCCGTAAGTGATAATTTCACTTCTTCAGGTGTTTGTAATTGTGTTCCAACTGATATATTACCTGGACCGTAATCGTGTTGCTTATGTAAGAACAATTCATATTGTTCTCGTTGTAATCTACGAAACTCTGCTGTCATCTGAGGCCATTCTTCTTCCATTTGTTGAACAATAGGGTTATTCTCATTCATAGTTTCATATGTTACTTTTTTATTTGATTCTTTTAATACTTCTGTCATTTTATTCTCCTATACAACTTCATCTACTATACCATATTCTAAACATTCTTCCGCGGTTAAATATGTATCTTGTTTGGAAACATCTTCCCAAAATTCTTGTGTCTTTTTTGTAACATCACCTAAAATACGATTTATATTTATTTGTAATTTTTTCATATGGTCGGCTCCTTTTATCACATCTGAAGTTTTACCTACTTCAAACGCTGAACCTTCGTGGACCATAACCGTTGAGTTTTGAGTCATTGTTCTTTTACCAGTTCCACATGCCAATATTACTGCAGCTGCGGACATACAGGCTCCAACACAATGAGTATTCACTTTTACTGGTAATGAATTAAAATAGTCAATAGTTCCTAACATAGCGTAAACGTCACCACCATAAGACGAAATCACTAAAGTTACATCTTTCGTTCCCTTAGTATATTGAACAAAGTTATCAAACCTTGTCATAACGGAATATAATTGGTCTGTATCTATTTCATAAGTTAAATACATAGTATTTGTACCTAAATTAATACCCCATTCTAACTGTTTGAATAACATTTGTGTTTCTTTATCCAATCCTGGCATATCTGCATAATGTACTTTCAATAACTTTTCCATGTCACGTTCTAACATACTTTCTCCTATTTTTTAAAGACGAATATTGGTTCATATTTATAACCTGCACCCATCACACTTGATAATGTTAATTGTAATGTATTTTCTTGGGCAAAACCCAACTCTTTTGAAATCTTTACTGTTTGTTCTTCTATAAATTTATACTTGGGTGTATTTGCGATATTGTATAACATATAACCACCTTCTTTTAATCCGTAATAACAATTCTCTATGGTCTTTTTTAAAAATCCGTTTACCCATTCATCATTTGATGGGAATTTAATAAAACTTTGAGTTTCCTCGTCTGAGTATTTCTCTGTATCGAAATAGGGTGGGGAAGTGAAACATAAATCGAGAGATTCTTTTTTTGGAATGAAATCCTCACTTCCTTGTTTATATATATCTATTTTTTTCTTAATATACGAGAATTCCTTGCTAATTTGCAATAAACCCTCATAAGTTCTTGATGATGGCTCAGTTCCTATGTAGTGTTTGGTATTTGATGCTGCAAGAAATCCTAATAGTCGACCTCCCCAACCACAACTCATATCTCGTATTACTCCATCTCCACCATACTTTTCGTAGATTAGTTTGGCTGCTGTCGGTCTGAAATTACTAACGGATTGAGTTCCACTATAAATCTTAATGGATTGACGTAGTCTATTTTCGTGAAAGACATTTCTCTCTCCGTTTGGATCCTCACCTTTATAATGTTTCTGTTCCCACTTCCAACACTTACGAATTGTAGATTTGAACATATCATCATCGTGGAATATATCCATAGGTGATTTTTTAGCACTACCACAAATAATTTCCCAAAAATGAGGAAAGTAAGTCCATGCTAATCTTAATCCGTGCATAGTTTGGACTATCTTATTGTCAATGAATATTGTATCAACATCAAACTTTTTGAGTTTCCTCATATGTTCGTGTTTTTCATCTTCACGGATTGTGTAGTGGGGAAATCCATGACGGCGATAATAATTAAATATGATATCTACACCATATTCTATATCCACCACATCTATTGAATTTGTAACCCTTTCAAACTCTAAGTCTCTTTCATCCACCTCAATGAACTTACCGAGAGTTTCATAATTTACTCTTGTCATATATTTTTTCTATAAATTTCAACAAATTCACTCCAAGATGAATATCGTCCTGTTTTGCTCGAAGTTATAAATTCTTTACTATATATTAAACTAAACAGGTCTATCACATCTCTTTGAAATTTTACATCGTATATTTTATTTATTTCCATGAATTCTAAATCTTCTTCACCATCCATATCATAAATCTTTGACCATTTTGTATTATTTTCATCTTTAATAACCGTAGGTAATAATTCATCAACTGATATTATATCTCTATAATCCACCACATCATAATCTCTATATACCTCTGATAACCAATGTGGTTCTTTTCGAAAGTCTGGTAAAAGAGGTCCTATGGTTGGTTTATTATAAGTTATATCTGTACTAACATAAAATTTAGAATTAGGAAATTTATCTAATGTCTTTCTTACTAAATTCATTTTTTCAACATACTTAAATCGTTCTGTAGGATAATACTTCTGGTCTACCGCACGGAACATCTCTCCAGTTGTCCAATGTCTTATATGAATACCCACTCTATCTTTTACTAATTCTTTAATTTTCTTTTCAAGAACTTTATCCTTTAAAGTAATTAAATGTAACCATTTTCCATAAAATCCGTCCTCTCGATATGGTGGCCATTCATCTATAATATCCCAACTTTTATTTGTATCTAACTTATGTAGCCACGGATATCTTGCATCTATTTCTGTTAAATCTTTAAGATTATTAAATCTAATATTTGACGACTCTGTATATGGAAAATTAAGAAATTTGGTTTCTCTCCATTTATTTGAATCTACTAAAATAATAAATTTAAAACTATTGAATTTATTCAATTTATAGGCAACTTCCCAGAATTGAATACGATTACCAAATCCAGTATCTACTATTCCTTCCCAACTGGTGTTAGGAACTCTCAAATAAGGCATCAAGGAAGATTCAGTTTACGGATTTCCTTTGGATCTGCTCCATATTTCTGGAGTATGGTTTTGAGATTTGCCTTGTTTTGCTCAGTAGTATAGAATACTTCTACATATTCATGTGCTTCTGCAAGACTTGATTCATAGTATTTTGCTACTATTTCTAATAACCATTGTGGATGTTTCATACTCTTTTTTCCTTTAACATATTTTAACCATTCCTTCTTCTTTGGAAGAACATTAGTGTATAACTTATATAAATCTTTTGGTTTAAGGTTGTATCTCTGAATTTCATTTACTACATCAACATATTCCATCTTCATAGATAGAAACCTATGTATCATATAGTTAGACCATTGCTTCTTCTCTGTTTCGTTTAGAGAATTCCAATAACCTTTGGTCTGTTTTTGTGTAATGTGTGTGATATGATCAAATAAAGTTTTCATTATTTCCTCGTAATAACCATTCTGTGTCTGATAATCTTTTCTTTCCCCTACTAATAAGTAGTTGAATTTCTTCGTCAAATAGATTATTTTTTTCTAATGTTCCACCAAGTTTATTCATCAGAATCTTCAAAAATTCATCATTAAATTTTGTGGTATCAATAGTTGAATCAACTTCCCATAGACCACCAACCACATCACTAACATCTCCACCATCAGGTTCAAATTTTGGAGTTTTAAGTACATTATTGATATCCAATTCTTTAACTTTAGTTGCTAATTTAGAATCAAACTGATAAGTTATAGTTCCAACAGTTACATGCCAATCATTTATAACCTCATAACTACAACCGAAGAATTTTTTTTGTTTATTTCCAATTTTTAAAAATACATCATTACGACCATTCCAAAAAGTTTCAATTCCAAATTTAAAACAACATTCTCGGATAGCCTGTAC